ACCCTTGGGATCGATTGCACATGAGGATGTGGGATGCCGCATCCCGCCGACTTGGCCGTGTGTCGGTGGTGGCTGGTGCTGTGACCACCACCGGGATGTTTGATCGGCAGTCGGAGCTCATCCTGGATGACCAGGTGATCAGTGTTGAGAATGCCCTCACGGTGAAGACCAGCGAGCTGGGCACCCTCAGCTATGGCCAGGCCATCGTTGTCGGTGGTGTGAACTACACGGTGCGGCAGGAGCCGATGCGGATCGGTGATGGCATGCTCTGCGTCGTCCCGCTGCAGGCTGCATCATGAGCAGCAAGCGCGAGCAGATTCTGGCGGCGGTCGCCACCACCTTGATCGGTACCACTGGGGTGAGTACCAGGATCTACCGCTCGAGGCAGGATGCCTTCGCACGTAACGAGTCGCCGGCATTGGTGATCGAGCCTGGCAAGGACACACCAGCACCGGAGCCGATCAGCACCTGCAAGATTGACTGGAATTTCCTGCTGGTCATTGCGGTCTACAGCCGCGGTGCCATCCCTGACCAGGTAGCGGATCCAGTGATCAGCTCAATCCACAGCAAGCTGATGGCAGATCGCAGCCTCGGCGGGCTGGTGATGGACATCTGGCCTGGCGAGGTGGACTATCAGTTTGAGCGTGGTGATCTACCGGCACTCTGGACTGTGATGCCCTATCAGGTGCGCTATCGCACCAGCGTCACTGATCTGAGTGCATAGCGTGAGACTGAAGCTGTAATCGGTGACATGCCTACGTTGGATGAGAACTGGGGTCTTGGTGGTAGCTACCTCCTGGATCCTAAAACCGGAAAGCGCAAGCTCATTGAGCGGACAGCACCGGCACCAACCGCTTCCGACTCTGATCCCGAGGTGACGACTGATGGCAAAGCTGTCCCGCAAACGTCTGATTCTGGCGAAAGCTGAATCCGTCTACGGCACCGATCCCACCCCGGATGGCACTGATGCGGTCCTGGTGCGGAACCTTGACATCACGCCGATTTCGGCTGATGTGGTGAGTCGTGATCTGATCCGCCCCTATATGGGCAACTCAGATCAGCTGATCGCCAACAGCAGGGTTGAGATCAGCTTTGAGGTGGAGCTGGCCGGTTCCGGCACTGCAGGGACTGCTCCACGGTACGGCGCTGTTCTGAAGGCATGTGGCCTCAGTGAGACGACTGTGGCTGCCACCAGCGTCACTTATGCGCCGGTGAGTGCGAGCTTCAGCAGCGTCACGATCTACTTCAACGCTGATGGTCTGCTGCACAAGCTGACCGGTTGCCGTGGCACCTTCACGATGAGCTGCCAGGTGGGGCAGATCCCCGTGCTGCAGTTCCAGATGACCGGCGTCTACAACGCCCCTACGGATACCGCTGCGCCTTCGGTCACCTACAGCAACCAGGCGGCGCCGCTGGTCTTCCGTGATGGCAACACCTCGGCGTTCCAGCTGCTGTCCTATGCCGGCTGCCTCATGTCGGTCGACTTCAACATGGCCAATGAGGTGGCGTACCGCGAGCTGATCGGCTGCACCAAGGAGGTGCTGATCACCGATCGCAAGCCTGCTGGTACGGCCACCATTGAGGCACCGACGATTGCGGCGAAGGACTTCTTTGCGGCATCGCTGGCCACCACCACCGGCAACCTGACGTTCTTGCATGGCACCACTGCCGGCAACCGCGTCACCTTCACCGCTTCCCAGGTGGATGTCGCAAACCCCACCTATAGCGACACCGATGGGGTGCTGATGCTGAGCGTGCCGTATGTGGCGCTGCCGACCACTGCTGGCAACGACGAGCTATCGCTGGCCTTCACCTGAGCCAGTCCATCCCACCCTCTACCTTCATAACCCATGGCATTCACCCTGTCGCAGACGGCCTCGTATAAGTGGCCGGTCACCTTGTCGATTCCTGCCGATGGTGGGAAGTTTGACAAGTTCGTCTTTGATGCGGAGTTCCGGCGGTTGAGCCAGACCCGCATCCGGGAGATTGGTGATGCCATCTCGGCTGGTGATTCCGATGATCCCAGTGTGGCTCGCGAGATCCTCTGCGGCTGGAGTGGCATTAACGATGAGCAGGGCAAGGCCATTCCCTTCAGTGAGAAGGCAATGGATGACCTGCTGGATATTCCGATGGTGGCCACCTTCATCATGCGCGCCTGGTTTGCCAGCCTGAAGGGAGCGAAGGTAAAAAACTGATCGACGCCGCTGAGCATTGGGCTCGCGGCGGGAACAGCAGCAAGCAGTTAAATGCTGATGCTGCAGCATTCAATGTGACGATTGAAGAGGAAGAACCAGAACTGTTTGAGGTGTTCCCAGAGAACTGGCCAGTGGTTCAGATGTTCCTCAGGTTGCAGACCCAGTGGCGTGTTGGTGGTATGGGTTTGATTGGGTTGGATTATGGCGTTGCGCAGTGGCTCTTTAGCCTGTATGCAGTGGAAGATCCCACAGCCATGCTTGAGGATCTGCAGGTGATGGAAGCAGCCGTACTCACCAACGCGCAGGAGGGCTGATGGCAGTCAACATGGATACGCTGCTGCGCCTTCGCGTTGCAGTGGATGGTGAGAACAATATCCGGCGGCTGAGCGGTGAGCTGAAGGGCCTGGAGCGTGCGGCTGGGTCGGTCTCAAGTGGGTTCAATGCGATGCGTGCAGCGTCGGCTGCATTGGCCAGCTCGGCGGTGGTGGCGGGGCTCACAGGGATCATCAAGAATGCGATCGATGCAGGCGATGAACTGAACAACCTGCAGATGAAGACGGGCATCGCAGCGGATGCCTTGCTTGGTCTGCGGGCTGCGGCAAAGCTGGGCGACGTTGATACGGCAATGCTGGCCAAGGGCCTTAACCGCTTGAACGTGGTGATCGCTGAGGCGGCGGCAGGAAATCAGCAGTCTGCAGACAAGTTCAAGGGACTGGGCGTCAGCATCCGCGATGCCAGCGGCCAGGTGGCCAGCACTGATGTGGTGTTTAAGCGGCTGGCAGATCGATTCCGTGACATGCCAGATGGTGCTGGTAAGGCAGCGGCAGCGGCAGCATTGTTTGGCACCAAGATGGGCGCCGAGTTCATCCCAGTGCTGAATGAAGGCAGCATGGCGATGGACAATCTGAACGTGAAGATCGGGGATGACTTTCCGGCACGATCAGATCAGTTCAATGACACGCTCACGGTGATGGGATTAAAGACCCAAGCCATGGGCCTGGAGTTGACGGAAGCTCTGCTGCCAGCTTTGCAGTCAATTTTCAATGAGTTCAGCAATCTGTTTGATACCAAGGAAGATTGGTCGCTGCTGTTTGAAACCATTAAGATCGGCGTCCGCAGTCTGGCCACGTTTGTCTTTGCTTCGATCAAGCTGGTGGATCAGTTGATCAAGAGCGTGCAGACACTGGCTGGTGCGTTTGGTGCGATTACGGCTGGTGACTTTGGCCTGGCCTTCAACATCTTGAAGGAAGGTTGGACTGGTCAGATGCAGCAGGCAATGTCTGACTTCGCAGCGATTGGTCGGATGTTCACGGATGCGCCAGTACCTCCCAGCAGCCGCCGCAGAGGTGGCCGTGAGGCTGATACGGCAACGATGCGTGGCATCGAGGATCAGGCCCCTGGCGGTGGCCGCAGGGGTGGTAGTGGCACGCAGCCCAAGAGCCTTGGCGCTGAGATCGCCTTGGCCTTGAAAGAATCGCTGAGCCTCTCACCCGCACAAGCTGCTGGCATTGTCGGCAACTTCATGCGGGAGTCTGGCCTCAATCCCAGGGTGAACGAGGGCGGTGCCGTAGGGATGCCTCGAGGGGTCGGCGGCTATGGCCTGGCCCAGTGGACTGGCACCAGGCAAACCGATCTGGTGCGCTTTGCCGGTGGTGCGGCCAATGCCGGCAGCTTGGATGCTCAACTGCGCTTCACGATCAGCGAACTGCTTGGCCCTGAGAAGCGTGCTCTTGAGATGTTGCGCACGGCCACCACCCCAGAGGACGCAGCCGTCTTGTTCGACAAGTTCTACGAGCGGTCTGGCATCAAGGCTTTGGGCGAGCGGAAGGCCAATGCCCGGCAGGTGTTTGGCGAGATTGCCGGCACCGGTGCAGGCAGTGGGCTGTCTGACTACGCCCGAGCAGAAGAGGAGCGCCAGAAGGCCCGCGAAGCTGCAAGGCAGCAACTGGAAGACTCCAAGGTGCTGCTGGCCCAGTCGGAAATGGATCTCAACATTCAAAAAGCTACAACTGACGAGCAGCGCATCCAGCTTGAATATCAGAAGGAAGCCACCCAGGTTTATGAGAAGTATGTCGACCTTGGTGCCAAGGCAAAGACTTCAATGGAGTGGCAAAACATCAACCAGGCCTACAACAATGAGATGAAAGCGCTGGAACTCGACTACGAGAATCAGATCACCGAAGCCCGCCAGAAGTCCTATGAAGCCACGCTTTTGCAGATTGAGGCGCAGCGGGAAGCTATGACGCAGATGGGTGATGCGTTGGGTGGCCAGGTCTTCGGCACGCCTGACATCGTGGCGCCTGGTGACCAGCAGTTCAGTCCCTTCGCTGGCTACGTCGAGGGCATCGGTTCCATGAACGAAGCACTCAACGGTCTGGCGACCACAGGATTCAAGGGCATTGAGGATGCCATGGTCAGCCTGGCCACCACCGGCAAGGCCAACTTCCGAGAGTTCGCGGCGGCCCTGCTGGAGGACACGGCGCGGCTGATCATCCAGCAGCTGGTGCTGAAGACAATCCTGTCCGCCATTGGTGGGCCACATATACGCCTCTTGTTGTCACGCCTGTACGATCATTGCCAAATGGCACTCTATTAAGTGATTGAGCAGACGAACTTTGGTAAATACTAAAATGTGCATTATTTTGTGGGTCGGCGTTGTTAGCCCTATTGCTATCTAGGTATTTGGTACTTCCGTCTCCCACTAGGCCCGTCTTGCGGTTGTAATCGCCAGAAAGAAACAAGCCACCGACGTTGGTAGGTGCAGTTCCCGCCAACGGCACCAAGGCTCCGCTCAGTGTCCGAGCACCAGCCAAAATGCAGCTTGCCTTGATCGCACTCCAGATCCCATCCGCCTTGCAGCCCAGCACAAAATTGTCGATGGCGATCTTGGTCTTCTCCTCCAGCCCACCCGTCTGCCCTGCCGCTGTATCAGCAGCCTCAACCGCCGTGATGTAGGCAGCAGCGTCAGGGTCCATCGGCTGCCAGGATTTGCGCAACACCACCTTCCCTGGCACGTAAATAGGCATTACTCAGCCCTCCTCGTAGTGTTAAAATTTTCGGTGGGTGTCATGGTATAGCCCTCCCGATAGCGTTGATCAGGTCGGTCACTCGGGCGTCGAGGAGGGCGAGGTTCAAGGATTCGCCGATGGAGTAGAAGGCAAGACGATTTGATACGAAAGATGCCGCCGCGCCAGAAGCGTTGTCGGCAAATACATACAATGGCAGGTTATTTAGTGACCCTCCAGTACTGGAGGATTGCGTCACTTGATTTTTGGCGCGAATACTCACGCCGCTAGCCGACTGAGCTGCTCCTCCGAATCCCGTGAAATCGCCAGCAGAAGCTATTAGTACAACGGCGGCTGGCATATTAGCCCTGAACGAAGCATCACTGTGCCTGTGTATCCGATAGAATAATGACCCATTGTTTGCTCCCGCGAATGTTCTGCCATTCGTGGTCTGGCTTGTCGTGCTGTAAACCCCAACATGGGAGGCAACATTTACCGGAGTATAATTAGATGCCAGGTACTTGGTGCTGCCATCTCCAGATAGCCCCGCCTTCCTGTCGTAATCAAGAGAAACAAAGTTGTTATTTGTCGGAGCTGTGCCCACCAGCGGTACCAACGCCCCGCTCAATGTCCGCGCTCCGGCCAAGATGCAACTGGCTTTGATTGCCGGCCAATATCCATCAGCCTTGCAGTTCAGCACGAAATCGTTAATCGCATACCGCACGTTGGTTTCCAACGCGCCGATTCCTGGCGAAGCGGCTTCATCGGCTGCCTCAACAGCTTCAATATAGTTCGATGCGTCAGCATCAAACATAAAACCAGGGCGCCAAACTAGCGTCATACTTCACCTCCAGCGGACCCAGTAAAGTCGTTGGTTAATGGGTCCACCCACGCCTCATCTTCAGGCGTCGAGGGGTCGTCAGCCACGTACTGCCCCAGGTCGTTGCGGGCCCTGATCAACGTCTCAGAGCCCGCCATCACTCCCCCTCCGTTACGGGCTCAGGAGCGGGTTCCTCGGGGGCCAGGGGGTCGGGCTCAGGTGCCGGGGGCTTAGGCGGCAGCGGGATGGCATCGGGCCCCTGGTACGCAGGGTTGGGCGAGCCATCAGCCAAAAACCGGGGCTCCGTGACCCCCGTGAAGTAGGGGCCCACGCGATAGATCGCCGCCCGCTGGCGCACGGTCTCCACGATCGAGCCCACGAAATACTCCTCCGGGCTCGTGGCGGCTGTCCCGCCAGCAGACGAGACGACGAGGAACTCCGCTGCCAGGGCCGGCAGCAGCTCATCGGGAATGTCAACAGTGAACTGGGCCATGGTCGTCAGGGTCAGGCGGTGACGGTTTTGATGAGCGCGAACCGCAGGATCAGCGCTTCGCTGAGCGATCCGGCCGTCAGGTTGCGCACCGAGATCGTGGCGCTGCCTGCGGCGCACCTGACGCCGAAGTAGTAGGCGCCGAGGGTGCCGGCACCGCAGTGGTTGATGATCAGAGTGTCGGTGGCAGCGATCTGGCTGTTCGTCAGCGTGAAGCTCACCACATCGCCTGCCGCCAGTGCAGCAGCGTTCATCGTGATGTCGCCGCAACGGGTGTTGAGCGTGACCCCCGTGGATTTGTTCGTCGCCTGGGTGACGATGCCACCAGCGCCGGTGCCGTAACCGAAGGGCACCAGGAAGCGCGTGCCGGTCGTCGCGTCAAACGTCGTGCTGGTGCCGGCTAGGGCGCCGTTCAGGTTGTAGAGAGTCTGCCCACTAGAGCCTGCAACTAATGCGACCGTTCCCGTCTGATTCGGGTAGCTGATGACGTTGTTCTGAGTTGGCGTGACGCACTGGATGGTGGTCGTGAAGGCGCCAACGCCATCTTCCAGCCGGATGTCACCCGGAACCTGCAGCTCGCCGCTCAGCCACTTGAAGCCAGTGATGCTGCCAAACGCGCCGGACAGGTTGAGCTGAATGTCGCCGCTGCTGCCGGCTGGAGTACCGCCGCCGCCACCACCGGGCGTAATGAAAATTGCCATCAGACGTACTCCGTGACTTGAGCCGTGCCGTTCGCGCTGGCCCAGATGCCGTAGATCGCGTTGCCGATAATCAGCTGCTGATCAAGCAGCAGGAAGGCACCGGCCGGCACCTCGATGAAGCAGTTGGCCGTCGTCGCCGGGCTGGTGAAGCTCAGGTACAGCTTCGCGGTGGAGATGTTGCTGATCGAGAAGCCACGCCGGTTGACGTTGCTGGCCAGGATCGTCACGCTGGTGGCGCTGCTCGCCACGCTGGTGGTCGTCGGCGTGCGGGCCGCAATGTCGGTGTCGACATCAAGGGGCGGGATCTCGATCCCCGCAACCTCAACCGGCAGCGGATCGCTCGGGCTTACCGTCCGGCCCTTGCCATCGCTCCCAAGAAATCCAACCGCAGCGCCCATGGCTGTGCCTCAATGAAGAATGGAGGCCCCGGTTTCCCGGGGCCAGGTCAGGATCAGAACGATCCGTTCAGCCGCACATTCGCGGTCGCGTCACCATCGGCGCAGGTGGCAGCAAACACCCCGATCAGGGTGTTACCACTCGAGGCAGCAGTCACCTTCTTATCTGCAGCGATCCAGTACGCCTTGGCGCCCTGCGCGCCGCCGGTGCTGGCACCCGTCGCCTTGGTCAGCGTGTACACCCCTTCCAGGGCGAACACACCGACCTCAGCATTGGCCAGATCGGTCACAGCCACGCCGAACGTGGCACCAACCAGGGCGCCACCACCGGAACTGACGGCATAAGGTGCCGTCATCCGCAGGTACTCACCCTCTTGAACGAAGTTTTTCATCGGAAGAAGTCCTCAGGTTGATTGATCAGAACAGGCTCCATCAGGTACCCGAGGAGCGATAGATGAAGCGGTAGTCCTTCACCGCACAACCGAAGTCGAAGCGGGCCAGCAGCTCAACGCCATCAGGATCACGCTTCTCATTCGTGGTCACCGTCGGGCCTTCCTCACCAGCGAGGTAGCCGTAAACGATGCCTTCCACCGCACCAGGCGCCGCAGCGGCGTACCACTGGGTGGCCGAACCATCAAGCCGCGGCTCAACGATCAGCTGCATCCCGGCGGTTTGCGCGGTCACAGGGCCATCAGCGCCGACGCGGGCACTCGGCATGAAGCCCGTCGGATAGAGGAACTGCAGAGCAGTGGCCTCCAGATCCGTCGGCACCATCATGTAGCTGGGCGCCAGGTTGACAGTGTTGCCCGCGATGTCGGTCTGCTTCCGCATCGCCTTCCGCATGGCATTGAAGCCCGTGGTGCCAATCGCACCGCTGCCGGTGTTGTTGTGGCTGGCATGGAACAGCACCTGACCGTCGACGCTGGTCACCGCATTACCGGTGATCAGTGCCCAGACCAGGTTGGATTCCAGACGACGGAAGCCACGGCCCAGCATTTCGGGCACACCCTCGAGGGCCGACAGGTCATCGTTGATGATCGCCTGACGGGTCACAGTCAGCTTGCGGGCGTAGGTCGCCAGCTTCCACTGATGCTGCGCTTCCTTCAGCGTGCCGGCGCGGTACTCACCACCTTCGAGCAGCACCTCAGGGGTGAGGTCACCACCGATCACGAGATCAGAGGCCAGCTTGAAGTCGGGCAGGTTGCGTTGCCGGGCGATCGGCTTCCAGGTGTGGGGCTCCTCCTGGTAGGCAGCGTCGAGCGACTTGCCGGCCAGGTTGGAGAACAGCAGCGGGAAATCACTGGTGGAATGGAAGCCACGGGTGACGATCTCGGTCTTGCTCAGGCCACGGGTGTTGACACCACGCGACTCGAGGTACATCCGGGCGAACTCAATCAGGCTGTAGCCGCGATACTCACGGCCCAGGTCACTGACGGGATTGCCGGGCATCACCCGAGCCGACAGGGCTTCACCGATGCCACGCAGCAGGGTGTCGCCTTGGTCGCGGGTGACCTCGATACCGCGAGCAGGGTTGGCGATGGTCGGCGTGTTGCCTTCCAGCCGCTCCCGCACCAGCCGCACCGCTTCACGGCTGCAGTCCATCACCGACTTACCGGAACGGATCAGCTCATCGGTTTGCTCAGCGGTGAGGCCAGCTTCCTGCCCGAGGCGCAGCAGGTCGCGCTCACGACGCAGTTCAGCAGCAGTGCGCTGCAGCTCCTGATCGGCGGCAGGCACCGGCTCAGGCTGGGGGGGATTGGGGTCCGCAGCGCGCACCTGCTCCGCAGGCTGCTGCACAACGGCCGGATCACCTCCGGCCTGGCTTTTCAGGAGATCGGGCATGGAAGTGTCCGTGATTGAATTTCGGGTCTGGGCACCGGCGTCGAATGGCACACCAACGAGGCTGAGCTCCATTGGTTCCCAATCCAGCGCTCTGTAGGTCGGGGGATCCTTCTCCGCACCACGAATGGGATCAGACCACCGATGGACCTGATACCCAACCGAGACATTGCGGATAATGCCGTTTGCAACGTCGTTCCAAATTGGATCAACGTCTGCACGCTCACTGAAGCGCACACGCGCACGGCCTTCCCCGTTCTCAATCCATGCCCTCTCCACCACCCCGAGGATGTTGGACAGGTCACCAGATTGATGGTTGTTCAGTAGCGCAGCGCCACTGTTCAACCGGTCGAGACGAACGGCAGAAGCGCTCATATCGAGCTCCTCATACCAGTCGCCATCAAACCAGGACGCACGACGCCCTCGTGCTCCTGTCGTCCACGTCAGCTCGATCGTTCGGCTGTCGCGGTTCAGTGTCGCTGGCTGGAATGCAGCGCGACGCAGATCACAAGGAGGTTTGTGTTCCATGCCGTCAGGCTATGGAACTTCAACACCAAGAGGTTGAGTCTCTCCACCATCAACACTCAAGGACAGCCCCTTGATTCGAGCATTGGCGATGTCTGCCTGCAGTTCGTCCATCACTTCAGTCGGAATGTAGCCAAGAGATCTCTGCACCTCAGAAAGGGACATGAAGCCAGCCTTCACGCCTTCAATCAAGGCACTCATCTCCTTCGCTGGATCCACCAGCTCACGCCGCGGTGGCGTCCAGACCACTTTGCGTGGGCCGCGTACCTGGGCCAGCGTTGCGGCATCATTGAACCACCGATGGATCGGATCCATCACCTGCGGGATGCTGACGTTCCAACGCCATGCCGCCACGTTGCGGTGGAACTCAATCCAACCCATACGGGCTGAGCTGAAGTTCACATCCGACAGAATGCCGGTCAATGCTTCATACGTCACTCCATACCCGGCCGCGATTGCGTGTAGATGATGCTTCTGATGGCTGACGTAATCCGGTGATTGCGGTGGGTTGGAGAATGTGATCTGCTTGCCATCAGGCAGGATCTCAATCGCGCCAGGCTCCAGCGACTCCGTCAGCACACTGCCGCCAGCATCAAACTCTGATGGCTCATTGCTGTACACAAAAGCTGTGAAGCATGCCGCGATCTTTGTTTTGAGCAGCTGCGCTTGCGCAATGTCCTCAACATCACGCAGGTGCAGTAGCACCGACGACCCGAACGGCACACCGATCGCCTGCTGGGGCCTCAGCACCTCATACGTGTGGAGGATCTCAGAGGCTGGCACAAAGGTGGAGCTGATCTTCACCCCACGCCAGTCGGTTTCCCCTGGGTGCGTGTCCCGCAGCCAGTAGCCCTCCAGTCGGCCGCTGGTGCTGTACTGCTTGCCAAACTTGATCCGGCTGCCGTCGTCCTTTCCCATATCCAGCATGTCCGGCTCCATCACCTGCAGCCGCAAGGGCACCAGCCCTTGATTCATCATCGTCTCATCCACCCGTCGCCGGATCAGGCACGACCCTCGAGCAGCCGTCGTACGGGCGATCAGATTCTGCAGCCCATACCAGTTGAGCTTGCCGTCATGGTCACACTCAACCGTGTCCGCCCAATCGTTCCATGCGCCTAGGTAACGCTTCGACGCACCAACCGGTGATCCGATGATCCCATCACCGATCCAGTTGTTGCAGATGACCTTGATGGCACGGTTGGCCCAAGGATTGGAATCGATCAAGTCCTGGTGCCGTCGCACCAGCATGCTCAACGCAACGCGAATATCAGAATTGGGCCCGCCATTCTTGGTGTACCAGTTCTCGGTGCGCCGAGTTTCCTTTGCTGCTTCAAACGCTCGCAGGTGAGTGATCGCCAGCTCCTTCTGCGCAGTCTTCAGCGCAATCTCCAGCTGGTCACGGGATGCCTTACGTTTTGCCATCAGTCCCTCTTGAAGCTGGCATACTTGCGCCATCGGCCGGCGCCAGCAATACCAAGCTCTGCTGCCATCTGATCGCGCAGCCGCAACATATCGCTCAGATTGCGATACGACACCTCACGACCGTTGCTCTTCACTGTCGTGACACCTTCGGCAATCGCAGCCGTCAGATCATCGTATTGCGTCTGAGTGAAAGCCATGCGATCTACCTCCTAGCGCAGGCTACCGACTACCAGCCAACCAGTTTCCACGCTTTCGCCGCAGACCAACCACCGGATTGCCATCTTCATCCTCTTCTGGTGCTTTCACCACCGGCACGACCCTCGGCGGTGGTGGTGCCTGCTCCAGCTGCTCCCACATCGTCGCCCGGTTGTAGCGCCGTGCCTCAAGCTGCAATGCGGCATACGCATACACCAGACAATCCAGCGCCTCATTACGGTCGCCTGATTTCTTCACCCACTCCCTCACCGGGAAACCCTTCACCGTTCGCATCGCCTGCTTCTCTGCCGTCAGCTGACGGAAGAACTCATCGTCTGCAGCCATCCCAAAATGGAACGCCCCAGGCCCCGGTGGCGGCTGCCGCAGCCTGCCGTAGATCGTCGTCTTGATCGTGTCGGTTCCCACCATGTACAACGTGCAGCCGCGTTTCATCGTCTGCCCGCGCCAGTTGATGTCCACCGGCTTGCCTTTGTTCACCGGCGCCTGCGCCCTGCTGCTGCTGCCCTTCACCGCCACCACGCCGTACTGCCGCCATTCCCTGGTGAACTGGTACACCTCATGGGTAGCGTGGCCACCGGAGTCGATCGCCATCCGAGAGATCGTCATCTCACGGCCATCCGCCCGGGTCCAGGTGGACTGCAACACTGCTACCAACTGACCCCACACCTCAGGTTGTGTCGGGTCACCGTGGATCTCCTGATGCCACACCAGCCATGATTCTTCCGCCTGCCCCCAGCCCCAGACACTGACCACCAATCGATCAGCGGCACTGCCGCCACCACCCTGCACGTCGACCCCAGCCGTCAGCAGCAACGCCCCAGCCGGTACCTCCCCAGCGCCATACGCCTCGCGTCGTGCCATCAGGCCATCGGCACTCAGCTTCGCGGCGTAGTCGATCTCATAAGACTCACCAAGCGACGTGTTGACAAACGTTCGCAGCTGATCCGGGTCAGACTTCACCTCAAGGAACTCCCGCACCAGCTGCTCCCAGCTGGCATTCGGGCTGTAGCTATACCCAGCCCACAGGTGGAATCCAACCAAACCAGGCTGCGTCGCCTCTGCCGTCGCCCGCCAATCCCCGCGATCCACCATCCATCG